ATGCAGCCCACACGATTCCAGTTTGCCATTTTTTCTTTCCAAAACAACCAAAAACGCCAGTTCCTCTGTAATCATTGCGAACCAGTCGTTTTAGAAATAATGAACTCGATAAGAACTCATTCTCACTACTTAGCCCCTGATTTGTAATCGAGGTGTTGTTGTTCAGGGACAAGAATGTTTCTTTTCCAAATACAAGACTTTTTATAGCAGTAACAACTCTCTCGTATTTGTTGCCTGACGTATCAAGATTTTTTGCTCTACCTACTAGACTGATATTACTCATTAAGCGTATCCTCCAACCGGACATGAATGGTTATCTTCTCTACCATTATTTGGTGATGTTCCACCTGATGGTGCAATAAGATAGGAAAACTCTAGTATATCTATTAAACCAAAACTCGTACCGGCAACGATTCCTTGTGCCCACGAGGGGAATGCATATGTTGTCATGTTCGTGTATGTGTTTCCTGTCGCACCACCCGTAATTCCGTGTGCTGTAGAACCCGAACAACCGGCAGTTGCTGCAATATCTAATGTATCTCCAATTGTATATGGAAAATAGTTTCCTAGCACGGAGGCTTCTTGTCCAGAACCACCAACAACACCATCATAAAAACCTTGACCAACCCCAAAAATTTGCGCTGGAGGTCTTGGTGCTACTGCGGTAAGGAACGCATCACCACTTCCTCCCGCAGTACCACCACCTTGAAGGTATGTTGTCGTTACATCAATATTCGTAAATGTAGATTGGATGTTGAGTTTCATTCCTACTGGGTGCAGGAGTTTTAGATATGAATCCAAATAATCATCTGTGCTGATGGGATTGTTATCTTGGAATGTAATTTCTAATGTGTACTCACCTTGCTCATCATCTACCCTGACTGACTGTGCTCCCAAAAGAGTAATGAAAAAGTATGCAAGAGATACATCTGTTCCCTTGAAGTCATAAAATTTTGTTTTTACTCCACGCAGNAAGTCTCGTATATTTTCATTTGTAATGAATGGTTTTGCAGAATCTTCCGTAACATTATTGACAATTTCGTTGTTCTGATTAAAGAACAAAATTTGCTTTGGATCTTCTGCCAGTTCTTTATAACCGGGAGCATATAAATCTAAAAAGTGGAATATCAATTCATCTGGACATTCATCGATATCTTTGACTTTATCAAATCTATCATCTAAGATATATCCACTACCAAACTCACCATAAAGCCAGTCATAATATTTTTGTAAAAATGTCACGAGCTTTGCAGTTATACCAGAATCATCGTGTCGTTCCCTCAACCAAAGTTGAAGTTGTGATTTAACATCAATGTAATCTGTCGATACAACTTCTTTCAATTCCTGAACTAGTTGCTCTGTATCGAATGATCCAGATCTATACGTTGGGTATCGTATAAAAAGGTTTTCCTGTATAGAAACAATGGGACGACCTTTGGGATCCAGAAAAAGTGATGTTAATTCTAACATTAGCTCAAAGTTCCAATAACTTCATCTTTGATTTTGATTATTCCAGAATCAACATTATAGTCTGCACTTATGCCCGAGAAGAAAAATGTTCCCAATTTATCTTTATCAAAATTAAGCAGACCTGAATTTAGATCTATAACACTAGAATATGTTGTGCCAGATGGAGATGCTGCAAATTCACCAGAATCGTTTAGCGTCATTCTTGTAGACGTTCCGTTTATGTTTGCAGTAGCATTTAGAGTGCCACCTCCAGCAGTTCCACCCAGAGAATTCTTTAAATCAAAATTATATTGTCCTCTAGGAACATTTTTTATTTCTGCAAATGCACTGTNAAAACTNCCATCCGCATCAGAAACTCTTCCTATGTCAGAAGCCTTCACTGTGACATTAAATGATTTCGATGAACCATTTCTAAAATAAAGCTGATTAAAAGCATCGCTTGCTTTTGTGTTTCGGAATGCAAATCGTATATCAATTTCTGTGGGTGGATTATACGCGAACGAAAGTCCGGCCACAATTTTATTTTTAAGATTATTTACGATATCAACAGCAATACTACTAGATGAACCAATAACTCGTCTGTCGGACTCTCTCATCAAACTGATATATGATATACCATTGGCTCTGTTTCCTGTGTCTGGTCCACCATATACAGATATATTATACTCGGGATCTACCGCGCTTACGTCAGTAAACAATTGTGCAATTGCATTTATATAATCGTCCTTAGATACAATTCTACCAGAAGAGGTGAATTCACGAGGAGCAAAGAATTTTATTGCATCCGTATCAGGTGAGTCATATCCATTTACTGCTTGAGCCAAAGTATTTGTTACGAGAACGCCACTGACATTAGAAGAAAAACTATTGGATCCATTTGTTATTGCCCCACTACTATTCACATAGCTAACAAATACATCTTCGCCTTTATTAACACCTCTGCCACTAATTTTTCCATCGGTATCTTTGTATCCACCAAAGAATATTGTGTATCCATCATTTGATGTTTCTAAGAAATACACTTTACTATTTTGATCGATGGTGTTATCTGTGTTTGTAGTTCGTTTATATTGCGTCAACCCTGTATCGACTTCGTTTACGTAAACTCTTAAAGTTCTAGGGTCCAGTGTTTTATTTTTTATCTCAATCTTTTGTTTTTCATAATCAACTTTGACAGGATTTTTAATAACAACATTTTTTGCCTGATATACACTGACACCGACTACAGATCCTTGAGATTGACCTTGTATTGTTCCGGGAATCCATACTTCATTTGTTTGTGGATCTTCATCTTCTGCACCACCAGTATAGTAAAACGTGTATCGAGTTCCATTTGGAGCAGTTGCATAAAAAGTTGATTCATATGGTTTTAGTTTAACTGATGTTGGTTTGTTTGTTGCAACATTTAGTTGAGCGGAAGATGCCGCTCTATGGGAAATTGTGTAACCAAACGGTTTAACCAAAGAAATTAAACTATCTAATCTCTGAGCAAAATCTAAAAAAGATTCGTTGATAAGCATGTTAGAGTAAAATGCATAATACAATGTGTTGTATGACATTAGATCTATTATTGTCGAAATTATAGAACCATCAAAATCATAATCAAGTTCTGATTGTGACTCAAGGAATTGTTTGATGCTAGATTTAATATCATCAAAATTTAATTTTCCTAGCTGTATAAAGTTATCTGATGCCATTTTATTCGTTTCCTATTGTTAATCTAACACCATCTGCAATATTGGATGTTTCTGTTATATTTGAATTGTTACCAAAAGAAATTACATCATATAGAATTTCTACAATAACTGAGCTATCACCCAGAGAATTGTATTCATCATCGACAACAGTAAACTCACGGAATCTTACTCTAGGCTCAAACTTATTTATATTAGATTTAACTCTTTCTTTAATAGAAGAAAGAATAACACCATCGTAATCTTTCAATTCAAAGATTAAGTCCTGAAGTCCAACTCCGATACCAGAAGAAGAAAAGAATCGTTCTTTGGGTCGTGTTAATAATATGTTTGTTATCGATTGTCTAATTGATTGTAGATCTTTTTTGAGTGTAATGTCCCCAGTAATAGAATTTCTGGAAAGGTCCACATCTAGATCAGAAAATGTATAATCTTTATATGTCATAATCCCTCCTCCGGATCTGAGATTCTATTATCTCGTATAAGAGTCAAAACCATTTTATAATTTTGAAGAGACGCTATTCTGTGTTCAATTCTAGAAATTAACCATGAACCAGAATACTTTGTTCCGAGTGCAGTTCCATCATCAGGCAAAACAAGAAAATCACCAATACTGACTTCCAAGTTTCCCGGAATAATACAATTTGCTGTTTGTGCTGCATACAGGTTTAGCAGAGCATTTCGTATGATTGGGGTTTTTTGATCCGTTTCCCAGAAAGTTGAATATGTTTTTGATGCTCTCAAGTAACTGTAGAATTCTTTTCCATGACAAGGACACGAGCAATTCATTAAGCTATCTGGATCTGATGTGACACAACCCAGATAAACATCCCCAAGATTCTCCCGGACCAAATCACATTCACTCGCAGCAGCTTCAGCCCACTCTATATCACGATTTGTTGGTTCTTGGAACAGTGGAGCCGCGGCTCCTGTGCATGGACACTTACAAAGAGAATCGGTGTCACCGCACGAGCTGTTATCGACAGGACCCTTAATGTTCACACAATCAAATGAATCATCTGACATCAATATAGATTCTTGGTCGGTGTTATATAAACGCTTCTTTTTACGATATCTTATATTTTTACCACTCATGGTATCGAACATCTCCCATCGTGATCATTCTCAACAGAGAATATGTACACGGTTTCGCTTTCCTCTGATCTTGGTTGTGGTTTTGCTGGATCTAGTATATTGGGTCTTGTTTCCAAATCAATTCGATCAACATCTACCTGAATAATTACATCATCCGCACCCGCCTTATAGTATTTAAGATCTGCTGTAGATCCACAGAACGGTGTTGGTATATTCTCTGAACCAAATATACTATTTGTGAGATACATTAGTTTTTCGGTAACAGTTGCCTCTGGTTCATCTGGAATTTCTGGTCCATCATACTCACCATCACCAGACTCTTCTGTCTTCAATGTTGAGAACTCAGTGCCCTTTAGAGCAGTCATTTTTACTACCCTGCCCATATATGTCTGTGGTAATGCTACAGGTTCGTCACCAAAAGATTCCGCAGGACAACTTTGTTTTCCTCTAAGATTTAGTCCAGCAGTCATCCCCCCCACAGGCATTAAATCGAATCCTTCGGGATAATCATAACCCATCTCATTGATGCCTGCATTTGTAAATGCTATGTTGTTAACTATTTCATTTAAATTGTATGCAGTGAACAAGCCTTTCTTTCCACCATCAACCGGAATGACAAACAACTCTTGTGGCCAATTGATCATGTACAATTTTTCGTCTTCGGTCATGTGAGGCATACCAAACTCGAAAGTGATTCCAAGATACTTGGGATCTAGGGGAGTTCCATCCTCATTAGTTCCTGTTATGCCAGAAGAGATGTACATCTCATGCTGATCAGTTGAACAAATATTATCGCGATGCGGTCCAGTTGATGGATTGATGTCTAGTTGCTGACTTACATAATCGAAATATGATCCATATTGCTCCCTGAATTCTTCAGGAATGCACTCACTTGCTTCTCCCATTATTTTAATCAGTTGTCTTGGCCATACCTCCACCTCAACAAACGAATAACGGAATAAGTTCGGAGCAGTTGTTCCGTCAGGACCAGTCATACCAAATGGAGCATATACTTGATGTAGTAAGTCATCTTCGGTACCACCTTGTGGATCATCTCCAACATACACATCATTTTCTGCCGAATGATAACCAACGAGCATAGCCATAAATTCGTCGGGTGCATCTGAATCACAACACACACTGTATCGATATCTGTTCCACTGTTCCTTTAGATCCTTCAGTAACGATATAGCTAATTTATTTTTTCGTAATGGTTCTTTAACTTTGGTAACAACATCATATATGCCAATTTCATTTGTCTGATTATTTGTTTCGAATGGGAATGGAGTTAAGTCAAACATAGTTTGCCACATAAACTTATCTTCTCTTCCGTGGGAAACAGAATATGATTCCGTATCTGTCACGTATGGTTTGTTTAGATAGTTTTCATTGAAATATCCATAAACCGGATCATTTAGTGGGGCATGACTTCTCTGAAAGAACAAGTCATTTTTGAGATCTATTATTGGTGTGTTAGACATCAACACACCATTACTTTCGTATTCTATCTCAGCATCATCGTCATCTGATTTTATCGCGGTGAAAAAATCATCTCTATAAGTATAGGAAACATTTGAACATCTTAAGTGTGAACCCGAACTCATGAAATCATGGTAATAAGCGTTCTGTCTAATTCCGGGATTAAGNACATCAATGGGATCCTGATCAGGATCAGTCTCGTTCACATCCACCACAATATTGTTATAGATTCCGCGCCAGTCTGGTTCTACGCAATCATAAGAACCCGAAAATGCCCCACTTTCCTGTAGATCGAGTAAATCAATATCTCTTTCTAATTTAAATGACTCTGCTCGCCTATACACATTTTCATCGTTGGTAAATGTGTATCTGTGATATGTGTCTCTATCAGTTCCTCGCGACAATCGCAATTCACGAAGACCGTTGCTTCCTCCAATGGGAACAAAATTCCACTTGGCAAAGTCTTGAAAAAAGACATATGATGGGTTTGTTGGTTCATTTTGAGGAACTGCATAATTTAAACATGCTCTTATCATTTCCAGTAGAGTGGGAACACCGTTAGGTTTGCCCCATGGATATGATGTTTGGTTTGGCTTAAACCACACACCGTTCTGTGTTTTTACTATTACTGGTGGTTCTGTGCATGTATTTACTATAATTCCGGATTGTTCTTCTTCTGGAGTCGGAGAAAAATATCCGAGTGTGTTTGCAACGTCATCTATAAATGATACGCTGTCACTTTCATCTTCTTCAACATGTGCTATTTTTCCAATGTATCCTCGTTCGTTCAATTCCGTCAAATCTCTAAAGTTTACCATCGATGACTCGTATGAAGCAAACTCCAACCTATATGTTACTCTTTGTGAAGATGCTGAAGCAGCTCCCACTGTTCCTGGCGATATATTCGAAACAATAGAAACATTGTAAACATAAAAAATTAAATCATCAACACCAGTTTCTATCCCTTCTTCATTTACAGTAGAGAATGAAAACTTTATATAAGAACCACTTTTTGCTAACGTTGATATGCTGGGTTGATCTACGGACGCTTCATCTGGATTGGGATCATTCAAGATAATGAAACCATCCATACCACCGCTACCAAAAAGAGTTTGGTTTATTGACATCGAACCAAAGATTTCTTGTGCTCGTGTATTGTTAGCTATGGAGATGAATACGTTGTCGGTTCCTGCCAATGCCCCAACAGATACTGGCGGTTTAATAGAAATATCTTTGAATGATATATCATTGATTGTTTCGCGAGTCGTCATTTATTAAAGTCTTTTCTTATTTTTTCCACAACACTTCCAACAATACTTGATCGAGCGGTGTTGATATATCGCTTTTCTTCATTTTCATCTATAAGTTTGGTTCTAAGATCACGTATTTTTATATTTGAAGTAAAACCAAATGTACCACCATCGGGACCAGTATCTCCACTCGGTTGCAATATATAAGCATCCAATAGAGAGCATGTCCCCCGTGTGTTTCCTGCATCATACTCAGCTACAAGAGAATTGAAGGAAATTCCATGAATATCAACGTTTTCCATATATGGGTTTAATATTTGAGTCCCATTCACTGTATAATGAAATTCTTCCAAAGAATCGATAAAATTACTAATATTTCTCATGGTAAAGTTGTTTAGTGTGAGTCCGGGAAATTGTGCTTTATTATTGACAACAGCCCCGTCTGTCTCTACCTTACCATCTTGATCCCTATGAAAAACTCTGAATATGTTACCTTCTTTAAAGAAGTCAGATGCGGTTGTTGGACTGTCTGTTCCGTCCCCAAAGAAATAATCCTGTACATGTATTTTTCGTAAAAATGGATCCCAAGAATTTATGATTGCATAAGACGGAATTTCTCCGGCATCAGGATCAACGCTATCTAAATCACTAACGAGAGCCAATACGTCACCACGTTTAAACTCCGAGGTGCTCTCCANTACGTGTATAGAAAATCCACCATATGAATCATTCAACTGCTCTGTAAGATGCATTTCATTTAAAGGCCAGTCATTTTTTGATGTGTGGTTATTTAGTAAAAGATTCACATAAAATAGGTTAGTGGATCCGTACATCTGATCAGAATATTGATCTGGTCGAAGTCCGTTATCTATTCTTAGTCTGTCTGCACCATTTGTTTCTATGTTAGGACGAGAGAACATATCCTTGACTGTTCTAGGCTGACCAGCAGTTTTTCCAAATAAATATTTTATATCTTTCAAAAAATCAAAGTACATTCGTTTTTATCCACCCAATTGGTTAAAGAATTCTGATCTGCTCCTGATTGTTCCATCAACATTCATTGCATTTTCTAGCTCAACAAAGTTCAATACGATGTTGTACGAGAAGGGGACATAATCACCGTCATTTGCCCCCTGACCCGGAACAATAAACGATTGGTTGTCCAGTGCATGTACTACATTCATTAAAACACATGGCTTAGGTTCACCTAACCAAAATTTAGTCGCATCCTTTTCATTTCTAAAATCAGAGGTTAGTGCTCCTACTGTCCATATATTTGGAGGTCTCATGCGTGTGGCCAACGCAATATTACCCTGATCTTGTTTATCACCAGCAACCGGCATCGAATTGACTTCAAATGTATTTGCTATTTCACTTGCAATGCTTGGTTGAGCATCTGTGCCTGCGGATTTTAAATTGAAATTGAAATTGTATTTTCTTTTAGATGATCCTAAAAACCCAGTTTCGGTAGTGAGTAACTCTAATCTGCCCAAGCTAGATGTTATCTGACCAAATGCATCGGCAGAATATCTCTTTGAGATGGATTCCAACTTCTCGTCAAGTTTGTTCAGAACCTCACTTGCAGAAGCATCGGTTCCTTGTGGAGTTTCAAATCCTATGGTGCTCAGTGCTTGTAGGACATTTTCCATCATCGGAGCATCTTCTGAGTAACGATGACTTGCGCCTCTTGTTACGAACACTCCCGGAAGAAATATTTCTTCTATTGGATCGGTTAGACCTACTCTGTCCTCTGTTTTTCTTGGGAACGGATAGCACCGAAAAACAAGCCAATAAGGTGCTTCTGATGATCGTTGTCCCCATGTTCGTATTGCCATACATTTTTTCCTTAAGGTTACTATATATATAGTGAGTTTAACGGTGTCCTATGGCTTATAAATCAAAATACAATCCAGAAAATCAATCTAAATATATTGGGAATACCGACAAGATTATATGTCGCTCCCTGTGGGAAAGAAAGGTCTGTAAGTACCTTGATAAGAACGAAAATGTTGTCCGTTGGGGAAGTGAAGAGTTTTTTGTTCCATACACATCCCCAATAGACAAAAAGCAACACAAGTATTATCCTGACTTTATAGCTGAAATAAAACAAAAAGATGGTTCGATTCAAACATATGTTATAGAAGTAAAACCAGATAAGCAAACAAGACCACCAGTAAAACCGAAAAAACAAACTAAGACTTACAGAACCAATGTATTTACGTATCTAACGAATGAAGCAAAATGGAAAGCTACAGAAAGTGTTTGTGATGAAAAGGATTGGAAATTTGTTTTGTTGACAGAAAAACACATATTTAAGGACAAGAAATGACATCAAACAATGTTGACAACCTGATCAATAGCATTTACGCTGATGGTTATATTCGACAAAATAAGTATTCTATAGATATGAGTTATACTGGTGACTATGTGTCTGATGTACCTGCATACGCCATACGAATACCGGGTTGGGACGTTTCTACTGTAACAGAGTCCAATGTGGCTGGTGGAAATTTTAATCGCTCCGGTGGAGCCAGTGTGAAGCATTTTCCTTACAGAAAAAATTGGCGACAAGAATTGTTCGTAACATTCTTCATGGAAAAGAAACTAGACACTTTTGATTTTGTAAATAAATGGGCAAATAGTGTCGCTGCACCTGCCGGACCTCGTCCGTTCTATGAGGAACAAGTTAAGCCAAATTACTTACGGATCAAGGTTGGGGAATATGCCGACAACTCCAACCCAACAGATACTGATCAATCCCCAGATATCACATACGTATTTGAAGAAGCATTTCCGCGAGTAGTGTATCCGATAGAATTGAAACCAATCGAGGATGTTAGTCCCTTCATTTTTAGTGTACAGTTCAATTATCGATACTACAATATACTCAATAATGCAGGGACAGAAATAGGATAATATATGATTGATTTACCTGTATATGAGACAAAGTTACCTGTATCAAATAAAAAAATTAAATTCTCTCCACTAACTGTCAAACAAGAAAAGAACATAGGTGCTGCAAAACAGACTGGAGGAAATGCTGCCGGGTTTATAACGTTCCTAGAAATAATAAAGGAAAAGATAGACACGGACATAAGTAAATTGTCTGAGCCAGATTTGATTCATTGTATACTAGAACTTCGTAAATTTTCTGTTGGCGAAAAATTTAAAACTACCTTCGTGTGTCCACACTCAAAGCGAAAAGTAACAAAAGAGGTAGATTGCAATTCAATCGCCGTTAGTGGAAAGAAAAAACAATCCACAGTTACTGATATGGGTTATACAATAAAAATAAAAATACCAAAGAAACAAAAGGATCTATGGGGTGCGATAGATTTCATAGAGACTGCCAAAGAAAAGATTGATTTTTCGGAGTTGACTGAACCCCAAAAAGAAAATCAGTTTAATGATCTACCAATAAAAGTAAAGAATGAAGTAAAAGAAGAATTGAATAATCTTTTTCATTATGAGTATGAATTAAATTATGAGTCAGACACAAATCACACTATAAAAGTTAGAAGCGCAGAGGATTTTTTTATCTTACTTTTTGTCATGTAAATGTAATTAATTATTATTATATAAACTTCAAATTGATACATCAATATGGATACAGTTTACATGATCTCGAAAATATGATGCCTTGGGAAAGAAAAGTATATTTGACCTTAATGAATTCCCACATTAAAGAAGAGAATATGAGACGAGAACAAGAATTACTAAAAAGGAAATATAGATGACAGAAGAAGATAATTTAGATGAAGACATGTATTCCGAAGACATCGAATTTACTCCTGCCGATGATAGTGTTGAAAATCTAGAGCAGGAATTGGAAAAAGAAGAAGTTGTTTTAGGTAATAACGATTCTGTCGAGTTTAGTTCATCGGAAGAATTCCTTATTGGTGAAGAGACAAAAATGGGAGATCTGACAGCAGCGGAAGATCAAACTATCTCCATAAATGCTTTAGGTGATATGTCATACGATGATGTGGATAGAACTGATTTATTTTCTACGACAGAAAATTATGTTGTCGATGAAGAAACCAGTTCACCTCAGTTCACATCAGAACTTGAAGAGAAGGATATAGAA